TGTTGCGGTATATTGAGAACTATAACGACACGGTGGTGTTGATTGTGGATTGTATTGAATGGTGATTCTTTACATTGCTTAATATATTGTTTACAAATCACGCCTATTTTATTTAAAAAATTTTCTTCCTCCTTTAGATTGACTTTGGTTTCTTTTCGGCTTGACCGATATAGTGGGAAGAATAGAGTGACTAGTCATCACTCGCACGATATCCCGGGAGGGACTCGGCCCACGTCTTTTCCTTTGACTTTTTCTCTATTTATATAACCTCTTTATCGAGTTTTCTTTTTAATCGGTACGCTTCGCTTCGTGTGTTAAGAGGCAAGATGTTATTTAATATTGGAACGGTTGTTGATCTGGCCCCAGATGTGAAGGCCAGGTTGGAAGAACTTGCCCGGGCCTTTGGTCAGGGCATTGATGTGCGACACTCAGTGAGTTTGGGCTCAGGCTCTGGCTTGGCAGGAATTTTGGGTTCTTGCGGTGTTGGTGGTCTTGAGATGGCCACTGTAGGTGGTCTAGGACTTACTATTTTCCTTTATTGGAAAGGATACTTGGTGATCCCAACCGTGGTTGGGGTTTCGACCTTGAGTATGTTGGCTCTCGGCCTTTTGGGACGTGAGTTGCATGCGCGATTGGAGCCTATTTTGGCCGAATTGTATGAGGCGACACATGCTGTCACCGCCCAGGCCAGCTTCGGTATCGACGGAGCTGTCATTCGGAGTTTGTCTAAGCTTGCTGCTTTGGGAGTTGCTACCCTTTCTGGCGCCTCTCGGCCTACGGGTTCTTTCGTTGATAGATTTCGCTATTCTATCAAAGATGTTTCTAAGACCGCCGACTCCCTTGAATGGGTGGTTAAGACGGTAGTGGACCTTCTTGGGGAAGCTCTTGAGGCCCTAGCCGCTTTTACCGGGTACAAAACTTCTTTATATGTGAAAACCGGTTCGACAGAAGTCAATGAGTGGATGCAGAGTGTTATGGAATTCGTGAGCGATATAGACAATCGTCGATTGGCCATCACTCCCATGTCTGCTGGGCGTTTCTTTGGGATGTCCGCTTTGGGCAACTCGTTGTTCGCCAAGTATGGCGCCGATAGGGAGTTGAGTATGCGTATTGTGAAATTCAGAGAACTCCTCGAGAGACTGCGCGCCCCGTTTGCCGCTGCGAATTTTGAGGCTTCTGGTTTCCGTCTTAACCCCATGACTGCCAGTATTTATGGCGCCCCGGGTAAAGGGAAATCGTTGTTCGCCCAATGCTATGCGAAGGATATTACTTTGCTTACCGTTCCTGACGAAAAGATTGCTGGTGTCACTAGGAATCCGGATTCGGAAGTTTACGCTGCTCAGCCAGAGAATGTTTATTGGAATGGGTACAATAACCAGTGGGTTACTGTATTCGACGATTTCCTACAAATCAAGGACTCTGGGCTTAGTCCCGATGGCGAGGTGATGAAGTTGATGCGCTGCGCCCAAGATTTTCCAGCAAATTTGCATATGGCTGACATCGCTTCAAAAGGCAACACCTTCTTTCGGTCTCGTATCATCATTCTGACCACGAATGCTGCCGAATATGGCCCAAATTTTGTGAAGTCTATAAATTGCCCTGAGGCTCTCCGACGCCGCATTGATCTGAATGTTAGGTTTTGTATCAAACCACAGTATGCTACACCTGAGACTGCGGGTTTGGCCCATGGCGACAGGAAGCTGGATGCCAGGTTTAAGGGTGGCGTCCTAAATAGAGACATATGGGAGCTCCAAGTCACACATCAGTGTGGTGTGGAAGTTGCCCATCCTCCCATGTCGTATAAGGAGTTTCTTGGTTTTTCTCGCCGCCATTTCTTTGAAATGGAGCGGAGGAATTTGGGCGTTGCTCAGAGCATGACAGATTCGATGCGTGAAGCTTTGGCTATGCGCAATGAAGTTCTTGAGGCTCAAATGGATGCGCGGAGCGAGAGTGGAGCTTCTTATCACTCTGCCCAGGGTGCTCCTGAGCTGAATGTTGCGTGGTTTTCCTCATCTGCGGAGGTGGTTGAGAGACTGTTGGATGTGGGTGACATGGATGCCATTCGTATGTTGGACCGCGGCCAAGTCATCTGTGATATGCGAGGCTTAGGACCCTTGCCTGAGGTTCTGAGATGTAATGTGGATGTTCTTGGGCCTGGGCCTTGGAGACCTGGGCGCGATTTGTTGCAAGCGTTGAACAATAAGTGTTTGCGTGCGGTTAAGCTTGCCTCCGATGTGTGTGAGACTCTTTTGGCGTTTGGTGCCGAGTGTGTGCGAGACTTGACGGCTTATGCCGCTGAAGCCATCTCTGGACAAACTGTTTTTGGGGCGTTCTATGATAGTTTTAAAACTGGTCTTGCCATGTTTGGGGTGGTTACTTTGGTTTTGTGTGCTTTTCGTGCGCTCACCAGTGCCTTTAGTGGCAAGAGTGAGGATGTTGTTGTGCTTGAGGACCCGCATGCCCAGAGTCAGGAGCTCAGGAGGGGTAAGACTGTTCGAGCGCCTCCCCCCCCGATAATACGCGCACAAATGTCGGAAGATCCCCCGTGCGATGAAGCTGCTCTTTGTGTGAACAAGAATAACTTCCACATTTTGTGCGATGGGGTGGTTAATGGTTGCGCTTTGGCTGTGGGAGGCTATGAGTTTCTTATCCCCCACCATTACATCATGTGGTACCTTGCCAACATGGACGACTCGGAGTTTTTGGTGTTCGAGAATTGTTTTAATAAAACTCGAAAGATTTCGGTGCCAGTTTCTGCCTTGCGTAGCCATGTGAAAGTGTCTGAAGGATTGAAGGACCTTTCAGTCTTCTCCGTCCCACGAGATTTGATGTCTAGTTGTGCGTCTATTATGCACAAGTGGATGACTGTCGCTGATTTGTACAAAGACCGCGATTGGACTGTGCGTATTGATGTACCTCGTGAAGAGCGTTTGGTTGCTTTCGTCACCACCGGAACCCTCCACAAGACGAAAAAGGTCTTGGGCCCGGATGGTACGACCTATGAGGTGAATTCGCTTGTTTCGTATGAGGCACCCACTCGACGTGGAGATTGCGGACGACCTTTGTTTGTTATGGATAAGACCGTTCCTGGACGCAAGATTGCTGGTGTCCATGTGGCTGGTAGGGAAGGTGCTATTGGATTTTCTGTGCTGGTCTCCAGGGAGGAGATTGAGAAAGCCTTGGACTTGATACCCAACCGCATTGTGGTGGCCCCGCGCAAAGAAGGGGTCGGTGCGACAGTTTGCGCTGAGGGCAACTTCATGCCCCTTGGACGCGCATCTTTTAGTGTGCGTGGTTCAGGCAAGTCGTGTTATGAAAAGTCCCCTTTGTTTGAGGCTTGGACTCCTAGTCCATATGATCTTGCTGTCTTGAAGCCCGTGATAAGAGATGGCGTGCTTGTGGATCCTTTCGTCAATGCCATAGCTCCATATGGAGTTCCCAGTTGTTTGGCGCCCCGAGACATTATGTCCCGAGCGACGTATAGTGTGGCGAAACATTTCTGTGTCACTTCCGCAAGCGCCTATTTTCGTCGCGTTTTGAGTTATGATGAGGCTGTGTGCGGTATCGAAGGCATGTCTTTTATGGATTCTGTCAATCGTAGTTCGAGCGCTGGCTATCCTTTGTCTAGAGGAGGCAATGGAAAATACCACATTTTCGGACATGGTCAGGATTTCGACTTGAGCACTCCGAAGGCTCTTGCTTTGCGGGCGGCAACTGAGAACATAGTCGAGTCTGCCGTCGGAGGAGTCCGTTTGGAGCACTACTATACGGATTTTTTGAAGGATGAGCGGCGGAAAAAAGAGAAAGTCGAGCTCGTTAAGACTCGCATGATTAGTGGGGCCCCTTTGGCGCATACGCTTGCGTGTCGCATGTATTTTAGTGCATTCATAAAGAGTGTTCACGACAATGCGATTTTGAATGGCACCGGTTTGGGTATGAATGTCTACTCGGAGGACTGGGATATTCTTGGGGCGAAACTTCGCTCTAAGGGTCCCCAGGTATTTGATGGAGATTTTACCCACCTTGATGCTTCGGAGAGTGTGCAGTTTTTGACGGCTGCCCTTTCGGTGATGGACGGGTGGTATGGCGATGACCACGGACGCGTACGAGAAGTGTTGTTTGAGGACGTCAAGAATTCTCTTCATGTCCAGGGCTCTACCACCTACGAGTGGTTACAATCTAACCCGTCAGGACAGTTCTCCACGTCGGTGGTCAACACCATCATAGTGCACATCCTTTTTCGTGCTGTGTGGGTTGAAGTGCACGGTGGAAATGTGGATAGCCTTTCCAGTTTCGATGATCACGTGTACGTGTGTGTCGTCGGCGATGACAACATAACGAATGTTAGTGATGAAAAGGCCCCCTTGTTCAATCAGGTGTCGTTTGCTGAGGTTGCTTCGCGGTATGGCTTTAAGTACACTCCTGCCTCCAAAAATGGTGTGTATGTGCCTACTACAACTCTCGAAGAGTGCACGTTTCTTAAGCGGAAGTTCCGCTACTGTCACGTTGCGCAACGCACGGTGGCCCCTTTGGAGTTGAGTGTGATTTTGGAGATGCCGTATTGGCGAAAGAAAGGTGCGTCACCGGTGACCACCACCCTGCAGATCTTAGAAACCTCATACATGGAGTTAGCTCTTCATGGAAAGGAAGTATTCGATTTGTGGTTTCCCAGAATGAGGTCCGCCGCTCAGCGGACTTTTGGCGTTTTGTCAGAAAAGGCGAGCTGGAAGGACTACCTCACGGTAGCCACTTCCTGTCAAGCTCGCTACTGAGCAACTTCCCCCCCAAATATACGACACGCTCGGCCTTTTATTAGGCTCTGGTTTTACCGGGCGTGGGCGGAAAGGGGGATTAAAAACCGGGTCTATTTAGACTTACGGAGCAGGATCGGTTGAAGGCAGCCCCTTCTATATCCAGCCAGCCAGAGCTAGTCCCTTCTTATGGGTGTAAGAAGGGGCGAAGTACTCACCTGCTGCAATGACAATTGACAAGATACTAACCGTCTTTAATAGGTTAGTCGATTTCCAGGACGAGATCCTGGATTCTCAATCCCAAGAGATACGTACAGGGCGTGCGCGAGCCAAACCTCCGCCCCGTGCTGCCTATCTTCCTGTGGTTGCTCAAATGAGTGTGGAGACTAATGTTAGCATGAAGTCTGCGCCCTTGGTTGACAACCCCCGTTCTGCTTACTCCGACACTGCCGCCAATCAGACGGCAACTACTACTGTCGAGGTCACTGGGGTTGAGAAAACGGTCCACATAAATTTGAAAGACTATGATGAAGACATCATAGCTACTGGCACCACCCAATATGAGCAGGGCGTTAAGGAGTTCCTAGCGAAACCTGTGAAGATTATGGTTGGTGAGTTCTCTCCTACGTCTCCGAATTTGCCCGGGTTTCTGGGTCAGACAGGTATAAGTTATGGTGAACTTATTGCTCCTAATGCCATTTGGAAGGAAAAGGTCATTGGGTACTTGGGGATTCGTGGTACGTGGGTCTTTAGGTTACTTATCAATGGCAATCCTTTCCAACAAGGTAGGTTAGTCATGTATTATGTTCCTATGGCGGAAGAAATGAATAACATACCGCCCCTCATGTTTGCTCACAATCTGAGTTTGACCCAAGTCTCCATGCTTCCTCATGTAGAAGTGGATGTAGCCTGCGATTCCGAAGGTATATTAGAAGTGCCCTATATATCTTTGGCCTCGTTCCACAATATGTACACTAATTCTGCCTCTTGGGGCCGACTGTATGTTGCTGTGTGGATGCCTTTTAATTATGGTACAGGTTCGTCTTCTGCTGCGTTTGAGGTGTGGGCTTCACTTAAAGATGTCGAACTCGCCGCTCCTAATGCCCCTGGTCCGGCCTCTTTGGTATTGCAGGCTCAAATGGCTCCTTCTGTCCGTAAAGGGCGGAAAAAGCCTAATCCCGGAGACAGTGAGGCTACAATAGCAGGTCCCGTCCAGCGAATGTTGGCGGCCGCTGGTCAAGTGGCCACCAATGTTGCTGGGGTTCCCATTTTGAGCTCTATAGCAGGACCGGTTGCTTGGGCCAGTGGTGTTGGTTCAAAGTTGGCCGGCTATCTTGGGTGGAGTCGCCCTTTGATAGAAGCCCCTTTGGGGCGCATCAATCGTACGAAGTACCAACAGACAAATGTGGCTGACACTGCCGATGTCGCAAACACAATTGGACTTTTCACTACCAATAAAGTGAAAGTTCAACCCTCGTTTGGGGGTTTGGATGCCGACGAGATGTCTTTTGATTATGTTAAGAGTGTTTATGGTGTGTTCGCGTCCAAGACCTGGAGTACGACCGCAACTACGAACACTTTCCTCGATCAAATAAATCTTCTACCTGTTAATTTCCAGGAGAATGCGACTATTGGCAGTGACCTTTATGCTTGCCCTACTAGTATAGCATTTTTGTCTGGCCTCTTCAATTATTGGAGAGGCGGGCTTAAGTTCCGATTTAAGTTTGCGAAGACCAATTTCCATTCTGGTAGGTTGATGGTTGCGTTTAATCCTGGTTACGGCAGCGATACCACTGGTACTCCTGGTGGTTCTGTGTTCTTGTCTGGTCCAGCTGATGCGGACTACCTACACCGCGAGTTCATAGATATTCGTTTGGGTAATGAGTTTGAGTTTATCGTCCCCTTCGTTGCTTTGGTCCCGTGGTTACAGAAAACGCAATCCATGGGTTCCCTTACGGTTATGGTTTTAAATCCCCTGAAAGCACCTGATACTGTGGCGTCCGAGATCACTTACACTATCGAGGTTGCTGGAGCTGAAGACTTCGAGGTTTATTGGCCCTCGCGACCGACTTTCTCGCCTGCCATAGCTTCCACTGGTTTTTCTGATGTTCTTGAAGCCCAAATGGAAACCGGTTCAGAGTGTCGTGTCACTCAGGCCAAGTGTATAGGAGGCAGCAGTATGAAGGGCCTGTCTACCGTTTTCGACGAGTTGTGCGTTGGTGAGGCTGTGCGATCGTATAAACAGCTCATGTTGCGTAGTTCGTGGAAAACATTGAATACGGGACTTGGCCTTAGATCCTTCCGACCGTTCGGTGTGAACCCCTATGTGTCCCTGTCTGGTTATCCTAATACAGGGTTCACTGACTATTATTCTCTGTTGACTCCTCTCTACGCGTTTGTGCGAGGGGGAGTCATTGTTAGGGCCTATTTTGATGCCGACGACACTTCTGCCGCAAAAGAACATAGCTTTATTATGCGCCATGTCACCTCTTCAGATTTGACGGCCGATATAGGTGCTGGTGGGCTGAGTCCCTTCCAACCGCTTGTCCATGATCGTACAGAGACCAACATCTTAGCTGTTCATGTTCCACAGTATTCTTCAGCTTTCGGACGATTAGTTGCTGCTGACCACACAGTTTGTGGGGCCAACTATCCTTATCGTTCTGCTGCTATGCTGCAATTGAATAGTGGGCTCTTAGGTGACCCTGTGATTCCCGAGTCCTATGCGCGTTGCGCAGCCGATGATTTGCAGTGTTCGTTTTATCTAGGACCTCCTTTGTGTGCTATTTCTGGAGTGTAATATCGTTTTAGTTTTGTTTTGTTTTATTTTTGTGATCTTCGAGATCTGGTCACAAATCTTATCGAAGATCTTGGGGTCCCTGAACCTTAATTCAGATTGTACACACTTTTAGGAGTTGGTGTGTGCTCTTATCGAAGTTCCTAGGGTACGCGTGTCCCATAACACGGTGACCACTTTGAGGTTTTGTAAATACCGCAATTTGGAAACAAATCCCGCTTAACGGGCGTTCTAACAACTCGAGCGTATCGAGAATAAAATTTACACCTTTTGTATATATACAAACCTTGCAACGAGTATTTCAGAGCTTATTTGATTCTACCTCGCTTGTCTTCAGACATGCACTCGTTGCATGCCGACATTTGGGATGGGTTAGGTAAAAGATCCTGTAAGTTATGACGAAATATTAGTTGCACGCTAAATAGAGTGC